AAGAACTGGTTCTCCATTGGAAATCATAATAAAAGAAGAGGCTTCTCTTAGTACGTTGTCAGAAGATGTACAGGCAATACTGTATTCTTCTGTCAATGAAGATGCCAATAACAAATCCTATGAAGACGATGATACTGTCTGTATCTACACTTATGTTTGTAGAAAGTACAATAAGAATAGAGGTAAGAGTGATAAGTTTAAGTGGGTGTCTTGGCAAGAAGTAGATGGAGTTAGAATTCCAGGTAGTGACAGTGAGACTCCTGGTGATGACTCCCATTGGTTCCCTTTGAGGATGATTCGTATTTCTGGAGAGAATTATGGGAGAGGATATGTTGAGGAATATGCAGGAGACCTCTCAGTATGTGAAGATCTTAGTGAAGCTTTAGTTGAAGGGTCCCTTATTGCTGCTCAAACAAAGTTTGGAGTCCGACCTAATGCTATGACCTCTCCTAAAGAGTTGGAGCAGGTACGAAATGGCGGTTTCTTTGACGGTGAGGAGGGAGATCTGTGGACCTTAAAGACTAATAAGCAGATAGATTTTAGGGTAGCATTAGAAACTCAGAGAGATCTTCGTACCGCTTTGGGTTATGCTTTCCTATTAAATAGCAGTGTTCAAAGGCAAGCTGAACGGGTAACTGCAGAAGAAATTAGAACTGTAATGCAAGAACTTCAAGATGCTTTAGGGGGTGCTTACTCTAATCTTGAAGCAGAGATTCAAAGACCTCTTGCTAATCGCTTAACTTATAGGGCTGCATCACAAGGAACTATTCAACCTCTTTCTGAAGACGATGTAGAGTTATTGATTGTGACTGGGTTTGAGGCTATAGATAGAGGACATGAAATGAATGCACTGTCTCAAGCTATAGCTGTCGCTACTCAGCTACTTGGTCCTGAAGCAGTTGCTGCTGTAGTAGATTCAAAGAAAGCAATGAATCAAATCTTCACTAGCCATGGTGTAGATAAGATGGATGTATTCTTTACAGATGAAGAGATTGCTGAGAGAGAACAGCAAGCACAAATGCGTCAGATGGCAGAACAATTAGGACCTAATGCTATCAGTCAGATGGGTGGTATGGCAAGAGAACAGGCTGAAAGACAAGGGGGGATGACTTCACCAACAGAAGAAGGTGGGCCTGAAGCACCGACAGAGTAACACTTTTACAACAGGAGACTTATGAATGGCTGACGTAACTGAGTTTGTAAATCCAGACGGTCCACCAGGTGGTGGTTCTACTGCCTATAGTGGACAGAAACAAGGAGAGGTAGTCAAAGAGAAACCAGAAGGTATTCCAGATAAGTTTTGGAATCCTGAAAAAGGTGAGGTGGACACGGTATCCTTACTATCTAGCTATACTGAGTTAGAGAAGAAGATAGGAACTGATAATGCACCTACAACAGAGACTCAAGAAAGTGTTCCAGAGACTTCTCAATCTGATACTTTTCAGTTGGGCAAGTATGAAGATGAGTATAGATCTAATGACAACTCTCTCAAAGAAGAGACCTATACTGATCTAAAAGCTAAGTTTGGTTTGGAGAGAAATGAAGTAGATAAGTACATTCAATACAGACAATCAGAAGCTGATGAATTTACTACTGAGATTTTTAATATGTCTGGTGGAGAGGAACAATATAGAAGTCTGTTGGGATGGGCTGGCAATACTCTTTCCAGTGAGGAAGTCGATGCGTTGAATAAGATTTTGACGACTGGGGAGAGAGATGAAGTTAGGGTTGCAGTGATGAAGCTTAACAATAGATATAGAGAGTCTGTTGGATCAGAGCCTCTATCTCCTGTTAGTGGATCTACAGGAACTAATCAAACTGGCCCCAAACCTTTCTCATCTATACAGGAAGCAGTAGAAGCTAGGAAAGATAAGAGGTATGAGTTGGACCCATCTTACCGTCAACAATGGGAAAATCGAGTGGCATCCTCTCCATTCATCCATACTACTTAATAACAATAGGAGATAATAATGACTTGGTTTACATCTAATTGGGCTGAAGTTTGTGAAGGATTCTTAGCGTTGTATGGTTTGATTGCTATCGTAGTTAAGGTAACTCCAACCAAGAAAGATGATAAGATTCTAGAGATCTTACTCCCTGTATTGAACAAGCTTGAGGCTACTGCTAAGAAGGTAGATGTTGCAGTAAACAAGCCCAATAACAATGGTCAAACTTAATTATGACAGGCATTGTTAGACTTATCTCTCTTGCTTTGGGAGTTGTTCAGGGGGTAATGTCCTACTTGAAGGATAGAACCCTGGTACAAAAAGGCAGATTAGAGAAAGATAAGGCTTCTTTGAGCGAGTCTATTAGAAGGGCAAACATTTATCGTGAAGTATCTAAGCGTCCTACTCCTGATAACGCTAGCGATATTCTCGACAGGATGTAAAACAAACCTAGTTGAGAATCCTAACTCACTTTGGTTGGAACCCATTGAGTTTAGCCAAAAGACAAAGGCTTGGCTCATTGATCAAGAACCCCTGCCTTCTTTCGTTCTTGAAGATCTCCATAAGATTGCGGTATTGAACGATACTATTCGAGCAATCCGCAGATAATCCTTATAGGATTCCTTTGGGTAATACTGAAGGAATCTATTTGTCTTTAGCTGTAGGATCACCAAAGGTTTATAGGTCCGATGCGTCGGGTAACCTATAGATCGGTCATACCTTTGCGTAGACATGTCGGTTTCTTAGTCCTAATTTTGTTTTATTGAAAGGTATGGTGTCCTATGGCACTTGGTGCTGCAAATTTGAATAGGTTGGGTGTAGCCAATCAGACGGCTAATACTGCTCCTACTACTCGTAGTGCTGAACAAGCACTGTTCCGAACTGTGTATCTTGCGGAGGTTATTAAATCCTTCCAAGAGAATAACATCATGTCAGCCTTGACTCAGAGTCGTAGCATTACTAATGGTAAGAGTGCTACATTTCCAACATTCTGGAAGACGACTGCTCACTACCATGCTCCAGGTGATGCTGATCTGGATGGTACGGATAAAGTCCGTCATGATGAGAGGATCATTGAAGTTGACCGTGTACTCATGAGCGATATTAAGATTGCTGAGATTGATGAGCTACATAATCACTTTGATGTTCGTTCTATGTATGCAGAACAGCAGGGTGCAGCACTGGCTCAGGCATATGATAAGCAATTGATTTCTATGGCTTTAGGTGCTACGTCAACTGCCTATGATCGTCTTCCAGATGCATCATCTGATTCTAATCAACCTGCATGGACTGGTATAGACCGAGATATTGGAAATATTGCCAGCACTCCTGCAGGGATTATTCAGGGGATTCTGGATGGTCTTAGGATGTTGGAAGAGTATGATGTTCCAACTGCTGGATGTGTATTTATCTGCCGTCCTCAAGTTTACTATCTCTTGATGTCCCAAACTGGTTCTCCTTCTTCTCTGGCTAATCTAGATTATGGCGGCAGTAATGCTATAGTCTCAGGCAATTTGCCGACAGTTGGTGGAATCCCTATCCTCAAGAGTAATAACATTGGCACTGCCAATCTTGAGGGTGGTCCTGGGACTACTGTTAATAGTGTTGCTATCGGAGAGTACGATAGTAGTGGGGATTTGGCGATAGAAGGGGGTGTCCCATCAGATCAGGTGGCTGGCACTCGTAAATACCTCTACGACTTTAGAAAAGTAGCAGGTGTTATTCTCCACCCAACATGCCTTGCTACTGTCAAGTTGATGGATCTAAAGTATGAGAGTGAATACTTGATCCAGAAGCAAGCAACTCTAATGGTTGCTAAGATGGCAGTTGGTCATGGGGTAATTCGTGAGGAAGCAGCAGTAGCAGTTAAGTTTGCTACTGCACTGTAGTAGTCTATCCCTCTAGCCAGTCTAGAGGTGTGGTCTCCTTGGCGGGGGGGCCTCCGAAAGGAGGTCCCTCTGTTTTTTATTTGAATCTAACAGGAGTTCCTTCATCATGCCGTCGATTTCTGCCAATGCAAAGATCAGTGAATTAGATGCAGTAAATTCTGTCTTAGCTAACATTGGTCAGAGTCCTGTAAATGATTTAACTGACAATTCAGTAGACATTGGCCTTGCTGTACGTCATCTATCTAGTGTCAGTCGTGAATTACAGATGAGAGGATGGTCTTTCAATACTGATTATGAGTATACTCTTACTCCCAATTCTGATGAGAAGATAGCAATCACAGATAACATCTTAGCTGTTGATATGGACAAGGTTGATTACCCTAAATTTGATGTGGTGATACGGGGATCTTTCTTATACAACAGATATACTAGATCTTTTGTATTTTCTTCTGACATTAAAGCAGATGTAACTTGGTTTATTTCTTGGGATGAGCTTCCTCCTCATGCTCAGAATTATATAGTAGTTACTGCAGGTATGCGTATGGCTGATGATTTAGAAGGTGCTTCTGCTCCTCATAAGTTTAGTCAAGAGAATCAACTTCATGCTTGGAATGCTTTTAAGAGTCAAGAGATTGATACCAACGATGCTAACTTGATACGTTATAGAAGGTCTGCATCTCTTAGAGGAAAGAGAGGTTGGTAGTTCATGGCTACTACTACTACTACAAGACTGATTGGCGATTCAGTCCCTATGATGATCAATGGAGTAAGTCAGCAATCTGAAATGATTCGATTGCCTACGCAAGTAGAAGAACAGATAAACTGTGTTTCCTCTATAGTCCAAGGAGTTAGTAAAAGACCCCCAACAGAATTTTTAAAACAGTTAGATGTTAGTAAAGACTGGTCTAATGCCAAGGTCCATCTTATACAAAGAGATGAAAATGAACAGTATATTGTGGTGTTAGAGAGTTCCCATGTCAGAGTCTTTAGTCTTGATGGAGGAGAACATGCAGTTGAAGGTTCTAGACCTTGCTATCTAGATCTAAATTCTGATTCTAATACTCATACCACACCCTTAGAAGCATTCAGATTGTTTACTATAGCAGATACCACCTTTGTTGTTAATCGTAACAAGGTGGTGGCAATGGATTCTTCTTCTGCTTCATCTTCTAATAAACCTTATAGAGCGTTAGTTTGGGTCAAGTCAGTTAAGAGTGGTAAAGCCCATAGAGTCACCGTAATTGCTCCAGATCAAGGCTTAAATATATCGGTATCTTATAAACCACATAACGAAGCTCTTATGAATCTGACTGAGGTGTCGCAGCAATTAGCATCAAAATTGAAGGATGCCTTTATTTCTGAAGGTGTTGAAGCTGATTGGAAGGTAGGGAGTTACACCAGTATTCTTTATCTAGAAAGTACTGCAAGTGACTTTTCCATCAGTGTGTCTAATGAATGGTCAGACCTTTATATATCTAGTATTAAGGATTCAGTAGCTGGGGCTGGAGAATTGCCTAGTAGAGGATTCCCCGGCATGAAAGTCAAGGTAGCAGCAGATGCCAAGGAAGGGTCACCAGGATTCTGGGTTAAGTTTGTTGGAGACTATGAAGAAGTAGAGGCTATAGATGAAAACGGGTTTAACATTATAGAGTTTGATGCTTCTGCTCTTAGTGAGGCTGATAAGGTACAGGTTGGTGACCATACTTTGTTATATAGAGATTCTGTAGGCAATTCATTTCAAAGTGAAAGGGAACTGGTTCAATATAAAGCGGGCAGTTTTATAGTTGGAACGGTTACTACAGGTACTCCCAATGTTATTGCTGCTAAATTGATTGATAACAAGTTTTATTGGATAGATCCTCTATTGTCGTCGGATGGTCTTCCTACTGGGGAGATTCAGTTATCTGATTCTCCCGCTTTAGGGGTTGGCAATGCTGGCACACAAGATGACCCAGGAACAGCGATAACATGGTCAGCAGTGGATGACACTGCTTACACTGAAGTTGCAGGTATAACTCAAGATACAGCTACTTTTGGGGATGGTGCTGGTAGTAATCCAGCCATAACAAATTGGACAGTATCTTCAGGAATTGTGACGCTAACGCTTGGCAATAGAGAAGTCCCTGCTGGATCTCCAGCAAATCATGATTGGATTGCAGGAGATGAAATACTTATAGAAGGAACATCTTCAGCAATTCCTGTTATAGGAACATTGGATAGGACTTATGAGATTATTTCTGTTGCTGCCACTACAGTGACTATAGATGTTTCAAATCCATCGTTTACCACAGCATTTGATGCAGCTTATGTAACTAATAGTGTAGTGTCAGGTTATGTATCTTCCTATAAGAAGGCATCTTTTGTCCGTGCTAGGGTAATGTATGGGAAGTGGGTAGAGACTGTAGGTCCTTCCTCTAGTTCTGATGAAATACTGACTGCTATGGATTCAGAAACAATGCCTCACTTCCTTATTCGTTCCAATGAAACTCAGGTGATGAGTGATGGAGTTTCACGATACAAGTTTTTCTTTATGGATGGTTCTGGTTCTAACCTTAATTCCGATAAATTCCCTTTGCATTACTGGAGGGAACGAACTGTTGGAGATAACATATCTTCTCCTCTTCCTTCTTTTATTGATCATAAAATAAATGATGTCTTTGAATGGAGACAGTCTTTAGGATTTGCTTCTCAACAGAACTTTATCCTATCGGAACGATCACAACACTTTAATTTCTGGCCCATTACTGTGGCTACTTCTGTTGATGATGCTCGTATAGATGTCTCTGCTTCAGGCAACGATATGAGTAACTTCCATTCTATTAAAGTGTTCCAAGATGAATTGATTGGTTTTACTAATGAAGGTCAGTTTACTTTATCAGCAGGTTCAGGTCCTTTGACTCCTGAAACTGTAAGTTTAACACAGAGTACTAGATATGAATCTTCTGAAATAGGCCAACCATTGGATGTAGGCACTGCTCTTGCTTTTCCTACTAGTCGTGGAGGATTCTCTTCTATCTCAGAATACTTTGTTAGAGAGGATCAACTGGCTTATGTGAATGATAGTACCAGGCATGTAGATCGTTATATAGAAGGCAATGTCACCCAAATGTCAGTGTCTTCAATTTCCGATTCTTTAGTAGTTTTGACTGATGTAGATAAACACATCCTTTATTTTTATCAGTGGTACTGGAGAGGGAACGAGAAAGTACAGAGTTCATGGTCTAAATGGTCCTTCAACATGGACGTTATTTCCGCTCACTTTGTAAAAGACATCTTGTATCTTATTATGCAAGAGAAGAGTGGAACAAAGAACCCAGAACTATGCAAGATAATCCTAACTCCCGGTGATACAGATGAAGAAGGGACATATAAAACTTCTTTAGATCGACGTAAAATATTTGAATCACACTCTTCTAGTACTATAAACCTTCCTTATACTATTGAAGAAGGGACTGTAAGGGTTGTCACTGATACTGGAAAGCTTCTTCCTATAGGAAGTACCGATTCAACTTCAATCACTTTAGTTGATGCCCCTGATTCTGAGAATCTATATGTAGGTGAGGAATATAATTCTCAAGTAGAACTGACTCGACCTGTGGTAAAGAGTAGATATAAAGAAAATGTAGATCTCAGGTCTAGGTTACAGATTCAAGATTATATTTTGCACCATGAAGACACTGGATATTTAAGAGTTGAGGTATATCCTAGAAAGAATTTGAGTCAAAGCTATCAGTATGAAATGGATAATCTTCTTGGAGGGACCATAATAGATGATCCTTCAATATCTTCTGGCAGTTTTAGAATTCCAGTCAGGTCAAATTCAAGAGATATGAGGCTAATTATTCATAATGATTCCCACTTCCCGCACCATATTATCAGTGCCGAATGGAGTGCAACTTATAGTCCCAAGGTATATCGTTCGTGATGGTGGACATATAAGAAAACCATCATTAGATGATGTGGAGTATCTGACTAAAAACTTACGCGATGCAGATAAGAATGAAATAAAAGCGGCAAGCGGAAAAGAAGTAGAGGAGTCTATTCGTCATGCTGTTGGATTAGAAAATTCTTGGGTAGGTGTTAATAAAGAAGGTCCTTGGGTAATTTGGGGCTATAA